CGCTTCGACGCTTTGCCAATTCCTTTCGTGTTGCAGGTTTTGGACGCGCCGATCTAACCAAGTTCCCTTGGATTAGCCCCGTCACTTGCGAAGGTGATACGGCCTTGATGCTTGCCAGTTGTAGAAGCGTTTAGCGGTGTCTTTTTTTATCTGACCTAATCATCAGGATCGCCCACATTACTACGACGCCAAGAAGACCCCAGACTGTCTTGCTCATGCTTGGTTCTCGGGGAACGCTCGGCGCAATGCTTCGTGCGCTAGGTACAGCTCATCAGTAAGACGCGCTACTTCTAATTGCAACCAGTCACGCTCACGCGCAATAGCGCTCATGTGATCATGCAAAATGTGGTAATCCTTGTCGCTGTAATAAGTCATAATTTCAACCTGTCAATGAGTACCCGGCACTGTCCAGATGACAATGTCTCTACGACTACATCGTCCACGCCAAGCGTCTTGTGAATGAACTCGAGCAGCTGGAAGTCATCCCATGCTTTACCTCGAGCAAGCGACTTTAGGAAGGCGATCTGCTTGGGTGTAGCGCCGCCGAATGTGTCAGGTGCAGGCGTGCTGTTCACGCGGTTCACTTTCTCCATTTCGGTACTCGATGCGCGCTCTCCAGTGTGTCCTAGTGGGCCGTTGCTGATTGCGCGTCCGATCGCTGATGTTTCGCAGTTCTCTAGGAACGATGTTTTGTTTACTGGGGAGTTCCCCATAACTTCTTCTGCCCAGCCGTGAGCAATGATCCGTCCTTCGTTGTCAAAGGTCTCGCACCTGAATATGACCGTAGAAGCGTCGTAGTGCATCATGGTCGTCACGATCTGTCCTTGTGGGTAGGCAGTCCAAAAGCGTTCTAGACGCTGTGCAACGGTCTCATAGAGCGATAGGTCAAAGTGTGCCATTAGCGCGCCTTCCAGACGATCGCCATGTTGCCTGCAAGCGTTGGTCGCTCTAGGTCGGTGGCGTAGACAAACTTGTCTTTGACTAGGGAGCCCCGGGTGGGTCGGACGGTGTTGCCCGAGATGCCTAGTGCGCGCTCAATCTCTTCATCGGTCGCGCCGCCTGATTGCTTGAGGTATTCATATACGCGCCGACGCTTTGAGCCTGATTTAGGCAGAGCGTTTAGAGCTGCGATTACCGAGGTCGGTTTTGCGCTTGGTGAGATGATCACCGTATTGCGATCAATGGCGATGTCTTCACGGTATGCACCAAGTCCGCGTGAAGGTGCGAAGAGTTGTAGGTCGTTCATTTGATTGGTTTTACTTTCTTGCATGCTTTGAGTTCGGGATGTGACCAAAGGATCTTGGTTGGGTTGGTGGCGTGCGGCGTGCCGTGCATCTCTAGTCCACACTTCTTACAAGTTATTTTGTGCATGTCAAGATGACATTGATTGCGGCTCGAATCACTGACGCATTGAATCGGTTCTGCTCTCCGCCGATCGTCATATGCGCGTCGTACATCATGGTCAGTTCGTCAAGAAGAATGTCGTGAGTATGTTTTGGCGATTCAATGTGATTAGGTCGCACAATGTCATCAATGAATTGCTTGAAGACTTTGTTGTATTTGTCGCTGTAAGTTTCGGGATACATCTGTCGGGTCTCCTCTGTGATTCCTGTTTCGGGATATTGCTGTTCGGTCACTGTGGAAGGTTCCAAGGTGTCCAAGATGAATTATGCCATATTGCAAGACCTGCGATGAGGTTTATCTTTGGATCAAACAATTGGTCGCACACTGACAGGATTCCTTTCGCTTGTAGCCAACCTTGAGGCCAGTATGCCGAAGGGGTGCACCAGAATCCGTTGATTTGCATGAGACCGTAGGAGCCGCCGTTGGTGTCGTATCGGTTGTAGGCGTCTTCGGTGCAAAGTGACTCGCGATAGAGCACTCGACTAAGCGTAGGAGACTCGTCAGCAGACCAACCAACCTTAAAGGCAAGATCGAGAGCTTGCGCGCATGTCGTTACTGGGAGAGTAGTGACAGGGGGCGTTACTACGCTCGGCAAAGGGGTCAATGGGATTGTCTGATATGAGGTTGAGGCACTGACTTTAGACATGCCTTGAGGCGGCTTAGAAGCGTCCCAGAGAAGCACAAAGGCGGCAAGTCCGAAAGTTACCCAAGCGAAGATTTTAATCGTTTTTTCGTTCATTGTTGAAAGCTCAATTCTGTTGGCACGCCCCAACTGTCGCCAGCCAAGGTTCGGAAGGCGATCTGGGCGCGGATAATTTTGTGTGTGTCTTCGTGTCTAAATATCTGGACAAGGATTTCTTGTCCGTTTTCAAGGTTGCACCGACCTACCTCGTAGATAAAGACTTTTGGTTCGGTCATGATTTCACTCCTATCGTCGGTACTTTGACCATAGGCGATCAGTGTGCGCTATTGGGGGATTTCGCCGAACACTCTCTGAAAGGCTTGTTTTACAAGGGCTGGAGAGTCTGCCATAGCAGGAGAGATCTCAACATGAAGCCAGTCGCCACCCGGGGCTCCGTGAATTGTTGGCTTAGAGTATTTGCTCCACGCTTGACGATCGCATCGCCAGCCGCGCCCGAACTTTTGTGGGAAGTAATCAAGCACGCATTCAAGACCGAGCGCGTTCGCGTTGGCGGTAACGATGTCAATGAACGCGATCGTTCCTTTGCGGTTCGCTTTAGGTTGCTTGTCTGACTTGCGATAAGAAAGATCTACCGCGCGCCCTGTTGCATGCACTGAAAGATTCTCGGATCCGCGCATGTCGCGAACGCCCCAAGATCCGTTATTCCAGAAAGCGCCTGCACCATACTTAATCGCTTGCCTGATCCATTCGTCCATGCCTGCGCGTGGGCCAGCTGCGGCACCGTCGGAGTTCCCTGTGTAGGGCTTACTGTTTGCGATCTTTGGGTTCGCTGGAATCACGCTCATAATGTTGGTGGGTCTTTAGGTCGGTCTTTAAGTCCGTTGCCTGCAAGTAGCCCTATGAGTCCACCTGCGAGGGTCATCAGCATCGGTGACAAGACTCCCCATGCTTCTGCGTCATTCGGGCTTTGCTCGGTAGGTTGCACGACAAAGAGCAAACCGAAGATAAGTGATGCGATTGCCATAACGAACGACGCTGTAAGTCCGATTCCTACGATCAGGATTAGTCGAGCTTTGATCTGTTCGTTGCTTAAGCGTTTGTCTATGGTCACGCGCAGCGCCTTTCTAGTAGTCCGTTGGCTTTGGTGGTGTTGCAGTTTTCGCGGTTGCGGTCAGCACAAGCGGTCAGCATAAGTGCAAGCAAAACGCTAGTTAGTAGCAGGCGCGGCTTCATCAGTCGGTGTAGGTAGTGCGGCAATTTCGTCGGCTGTTAAATCGCGTGTAACTGTTTTGCCTGTGACTGTGTCGTGGAATGTGCCTTGTAACTTTTCCATTATGCCTGCCTATATCCATAGACTTTTGCTGTGCATGTCATGTTTCCGCTTTCGGAAATGATGCTAAAACCGTCATAGGCTGTTGTAACGCCGTAAGAAAATCCGCCTTGCAAAGTATCTAATGACCCAGTTTGATTGCTTGATAGAAAATTACCGCCCTTAAAGTTTGTAGCGCTTTTTGGGTTGTAAATATCAATTACAAAACCTGTGTTATGGGTTGAAGTTGAACTTTTATATGCGAAAAATGCAATACTCGCAGCCTGACCTCCGTTTAATGTTGATGACGGTGTGCCAGCGCTGCTCGACAAGTTCCAACCTACCCATGTGTAATTACTCGTAGACGCGTCAGAACCACCAACACGAAAACGCAAACCAACCTTATTGCTTATCGCTGATGATGTGATATTTCCTACGATTCGATAAGTTAAATAAGTGCTAGTAAAACAGTTATCAAAACTAAGTGATGTTGCCGCTGTTGATGCTTCAGTGATGTAAACAAGTCCGCTGTTTATGTTGTTATTAACATAGGCGCTAGTCAAGATTTGGCCTGCTGTTGTTGGGGTACTTACAGTCATGTTTCTATCCTAGGACATTGTCTTCGTCGAGTGTGCCATATACAGCGTCGTCCAAAATCAGCTCATAAACGATTGTGGTTGGTGCCGTAAAGTAGGTGACTGCGTGCCCAGCCGACAAAGTAAGCCGATGCTCGAGCCCTTCAATCGTAAGATTTTGGGCAAACTGGGTTGGGCCTTCCGAAGTGGTAATTGACTTCTCAATGTTGATCACACTGCCTACATCAAGTAAGGCAAGTATGTCTTGATCAAGGGCAGGTGTTCCGGGGAACTCGGTTCCGATTGAGTTGAAGCGTGGCTCTGGGTTAGCGTTAAGAAGGTAGGTGGCAAGTGTTAGAGCTGCGGCGTCGTTATGAACGAGCGAGTCCGTAATCGAGGTCGTTTGGATTAGGTAGGTCGCTTGAGAGGTCAGGTCTTCGGCGACTTCTGGCGATGTGGCTCCAGCGTGCTGAATGGATGCACGATTGACCACTGTGTCCGCTTGAAAGGCAATGTCAATAGCCGAGTAGCCGATCTTGGTTGGTGGGTTTGTGTCGTGGAACTCTGCAACAGGGACGCCTAAAACTTGCCCGATGCGCTTCTGGAAGGTAATGGTGCCTTCACGATCCACAAAGATTCTTCCCTGCTCGGCGTCCATAATCTTGTTCGCGTACCCTGCGACCGATGTACCGTTAGCGACCGTGTAAGCAGCTGCACCGCCAAGGGTCGCCACGCCTGTCTCAATGCTCCGTGTGCCCTGATAATTAACTTCTGGCAGATCCAGCAGGTCATCAAAACGATCGCTTGAAAGCTGCTCTGTGACATTCCATTCAGCCAAGAAAGTCTGACCAAGTTGGTAAGAGAAGTCTGCACAAGTGACGCTTACCGTGTCAAGACCGCCGAGAGTGAAGGTGTAGTCAAAGTTTACGATGTAGCCGACCCACAAATATTTCTTTACGCCGAGCGAGTCGTATCGAGAGAAGCGGACTTTGCGAAGCGGTGCAAGCCCGGGGAGCGAGTTGTTCGGATCGTAGTAGGGACTGCTTGTGTCAAATGGGTTGAACACTCCGTCGGCGTAAGTATCGTTTAAGGTGAAGTTCATCGTGCCATAAGGAAACTGATCGCCAGTGTTAGCGCGTCCGCGTTTGGCTGTAAGACCAATAGTGCCGTCCATGACCGAGGCATACTGGTCGGTTCCGTCTAAGACATAGTCGGTGGAGTCAAGCGTGCCCTTCGGATCGTCGTCCAATGTGAAGGCGTTCCAGTTGTACCCAGTATCTATCTCGAGGTCGTAGTTACCTGATCCGACTACTGCTA